CTATAACTTTCTTCTACTGCATTTGGACTGCGTTGTCTAAAGCGAGTTAACGCTCTATCTAATGCTGTTTCATAATGGATTGGATCAAGATCCAATGTGATCATACCGTCGCCAAGCATTGCCTTAACATATTCAAATACTTTGTTTCTTTCTATCAATGAGGTTGTTTCGTCAGACATAATAGTTCTCCTACTATATTTATCGTAAGATAAATATGATAAAGGAGAATAACTTTGCCTCGCTTATCGCTTTATACCCCAGAAAAGGGAAATAATTACAGATTTATTGATCGTCAGATATCAATGATGTTTCAAATTGGGTGTACAGATTGCCACGTTCATAAATATTTAGGACCTAAAAATCCTTTAGAAGGAACTGCTGATCAACCAATATATGATGTAATAAAAGAAACAAATATTCAAGATTTATTGTTCTTAGAAAATCGAGATCGCAAATATGAAGAAGAAATTTACCGTATTCGCGGACATTATCAACTTCAAAATCTTAATTTTAATTTAAGTCAATTTGGTTTGTTTATTGATAACGACACTGTATTCATGACAGTACATATTAATGACATTATTACCACAATTGGTCGCAAACCACTTGCAGGTGATGTGATGGAATTACCTCACTTAAAAGATGATTTTGCACTAAATGATTTTGATTTAAGTATGCCTAGATTCTTTGTTGTTGAAGAAGTAGATCGTCCAAGTGAAGGCTACAGTGCTACATGGTATCCTCATTTATACAGATTAAAACTTAAAAAACTTACAGATAGTCAACAGTATTCTGATATACTTGATAAACCTGCAGGTGAAGATTCAAATTATGCATTACGAGATTTATTAAGTACTCGCACTAAAGAGCTTGAAATTAATGATGCAATTATACAGCAAGCCGAACTGGATTCACCAATGAGTGGATTCCAAGTTAGACAATTCTATACGTTAGCAACTGATCCAGATACTGGCGCAGCGTTATTAACAACCGTTGATTCGGATGAGTATAACGTTAGTCATAGTGGTCATCTAGTCAACGGAATGTCAAATATTAATGCTAGTAGCCGTAATGCAATACCATTAAGAACAGGTTATACTGGTTACTTATTCGGTGACGGATTTCCACCAAACGGATATGTATTCGGACAAGGCATTAGATTTCCACAAGATGTAGCAAAAGATGATTATTTCTTAAGACTTGATTTCTTACCAAACAGATTATTTAAGTTTAATGGACAACGATGGTTAAAAGTCGAAGACAACGTGCGTATGAATATGACAAATACTGATACAAGACAAATTCTTAAAACTAGCTTTATTAATAATACAAACTTTACGTATGCGGATGAAACTGCAACTGATTATGTTAACTTAGACGTAGGTAACTTTACATTTAACACCGACATCGTGTTTAATACATTAGGGTTATATCTTGTACTTAAATTGTCGACTGTGAGATTAGATTTTGTTATTGCAGATCATCCAACGTTAATTCAACCATATGTAGTTAATAATATTGCTAAAATAAAAGTTACTTTACCAATTATTAACGAAGAACAAACTTCTATTCCGTACGAAGGTGCATGGCGTGTTATGTTGTTTAATCATAGGGAAGAAGAACGTCAAGGGCTATCAAAATTACTTAAACCAAAAGCAGATTTGTAAAAATTTGCTGCAATAAATAATCGCATAGGAGAAAGTATGCAACATTTTTATGACGGCGCCATAAGACGGTACGTTACCCAAACAATTAGAGTTTTTAGTGAGTTTACTGTTAGATACAGCGATGGAACTTTGCATCGTATACCAGTAGCATACGGTGATGCAGATAGACAAGCTGCTACTATTGTAAGACAGAACTCTGAAAACACAGTTAATTCCATACCGAGAATTAGTGTGTATATCCATGGATTAGACTTAGATCGAGAACGACTACAAGATTCGACATTTGTTAGTAAAAAACAAATTAGAGAACGTGAAATAGTTGACGGACAATATACTAGTAATTCTGGAAGAAATTATACAGTAGAAAGAATAATGCCAACTCCGTTTAAGTTAACTATGAAAGTTGATATATGGACTGCAAATACTGATCAGAAATTGCAAATAATGGAACAAATTTTAATTTTGTTTAATCCAAGTCTCGAAATTCAAACCACTGATAACTATCTTGACTGGACTAGTATAAGTGTGCTAAATTTAGATTCGATTAACTGGACAAGTAAAGCAGTTCCGGTTGGCACAGACACGCCAATTGATATCGGTACACTAACATTAAACACACCGATTTGGCTTAGTCCGCCTGCAAAAGTTAAACAAATGGGTGTTATTACAAAAATTATTACAGGAATACATGACGCAAATGCACCGTATATTTCAGGGTTCGGCACTGATTTCTTTATACCAGAAACTACTCCATCTACGTTAATGGAAACGGTAATTTCAGTAATTGAAGATTATAGCATTGAAGTAGTTAACAATCAAATAACGTTATTACAATCAAAAAATAGTGCATTGGAAAATGATGTATCTTTAGATATGCCAGAAAGAAGAACACCGGAAGCAAAATGGGACGAGCTATTAGAATTGTTTCCAAATAAATTTGTTTCAGGAGTATCTAGAATATTTTTAATGCAAATAAACGGTACAGAAGTTAATGGAGTGGTGTCAAGACATCCGTTCGAAGAATCAGTATTAACAGTTAACTGGGACATAGACACTCTCAATCGTAACACTGGTATTGATAGCAACGGAGCATTTGAATCTGAGCCAACTTATAACTCAAATGGCAATCGTCCAAACAGTCCAGGAACGTTTGATGCAATTATTGATCCGTTAAAATATAATCCAAAACGTCCATTAGATCAAGATACTGATCAGTCTATCTTAGTTGGGTTACGATTATTATTAATAGAAGATATTGGAAGTTCAAATAACCAAGACGGCGCAACTGCATGGAAAGGAATTAACGGGGAAGAACTGGTTGCACACGCAAACGATATTATTGAATGGAATGGAACTAAATGGAATGTAATTTTTGATTCAGTTAACGAATACGATACATTAATTTGGCAAACTAACACATTTAACAGCATTCAATATAAATGGAATGGAGTTGCATGGGTTAAAAGTTTTGAAGGAATATATAAGGTCGGAAAATGGCGATTAGAAATGTAACAGAACAAGTAATTTGCAGCGGAGCATTAATGTATTCGCAAGCTACGCATCGGTTTCTGCTTATACAAAAATCCTCAGGTAAACATCAAGGTACTTGGGGATTAGTTGGCGGTACTAACTTAGCTAATGAAAATCCATGGCAAGGTCTTACTCGTGAGATTGAAGAAGAAATTGGATTTCTTCCAGTCATTAAAAAAACACTACCATTAGAAAAGTTTGTATCTAACGATAGTGTCTTTAATTTTCATACATATTTTTGTCTAGTAGAACACGAATTTGTTCCAACATTAAGTGATGAACACATTGCGTGGGGTTGGTTTAGTTTAGTTGCACTTCCAAAACCTATACATCGTGGATTAAATCTTAGTTTGCGTAATAAAATTATTCAAACTAAGATCCAAACGGTTATTGATATAATTGATTCTATTTAATATTATAAATTTCCTGTATTAGTGGACGGGAATGCTCTAGTACCACTAGTATTTCCCCATATTATTCAAACTGCACCGTTAGCGCCTGGACCACCACCATAACCGGCGCCCCCACCACCACCGTAGAATCCGCCAACTTGATAAGCAGCTGGACTACCAGCACTTCCAGTAGAACCATTACCGCCGTTGTTACCACCAGAACCGCCAGCATTTGCCGATGCTCCTGATGCTCCTTGACCTAATAATCCAACACCGCCACCACCGTATCCGCCGGAGCCGCTAGATCCCCCAGCGCCGCCGCCGCCGGCTCCGGCGTTTCCACTACCGGCTCCACCGTTTCCGCTGTAGCCGCCAGCTCCACCACCACCGCCGTCAACGTCAGCACTACCGGCTCCACCGTTTCCGCCGGAGCCTACATTACCCGATGACGTTGATGTGCCGGCTGTGCCACCACCAGGACCTCCGCCGGTTGCAATAACAGATGACCCGTTAAATGTACTCGAGCCGCCGGCTGTACCGTTGTAATTGCCTGTTGTTCTCCAGTTAGTGCCACCTGAACCTACAACTACTGTGTAACTAGTCGCTGGCACAACTGTAATATTATTCACATACCGTAAATTACCACCTGCTGCACCGCACCATGCACTGCCAGTACCATATCCGCCACCACCGCCTGCACCAACACACACTACTGATACTGAAGTAACACCAGCTGGAGCAACCCATGAATATGTGCCAGCAGATGTATATGCTTGTTGTCCATTTGAAATCGGAGATGACGGTGTTGCTGAAATTGATCCGCCAGATCCACTTAAACCGCCAGATGTATATGCAGTCATCGAAAATGTATACTGCGTACCATTTGATAACCCGGTTACTACAATTGGACTACTAGTACCGTATACGTAATTTCCGTTATAATTAACTGAATAATTTGTAATTGGAATTCCGCCAGTGTTGCTTGGTGCACTAAATTGAATTGATACTTGTCCGTTACTTGGTGTAGCAGAAATAATAGTAGGTGCACCTGGATTTCCAGCCGGAACTGTTGCATTACTTGGTTGACTTTCAACACTTTGGCCAACCGCAGTAACTGCTTTTACTGTAAATGTATAACTTGTTCCATTAGTTAACCCGGTAACTGTAAGGGTAGTACTTAACCCAGTTGCAGTTAGGCCACCGGGCGAGCTAGTTACAATGTAACTAGTAATAGGAGCACCACCGGTATTTAATGGTGCAGTAAATGATACCGGCGCACTTTGATTATTATAAGATTGCGCAGAAACACCAGTTGGTGCATTTGGTTTTCCGGCGCCTGCAAATCCATATCCTTTTATACTGCTAGCACCTCTAGCTGCTAAACATGGCATACTTTTCTCCTACGCAAATTTAGTTTGTGAACCTAATACTATATAAGTATTAGCAGCGGTTTTAATAATAGTAAATGTATATACATCTAACGATGATACATTACCTGCGGTAACAGCCAAACCATTTTGCCATTTTAATGTTTGTGCAGTACCGTCAATTTGAATAACATTTGGATAAAACGCACTTGTTGAGTTAGTAACTATTAATGCAATCGTAGCAGATTGAGCTACTGTCATAATAGTGTTTAAACTAGTTGAACTGTTACCTCTAATATTAAGTGTAAAATTTACAGTTGTATTTGCTGTATAATACTGAACTGCTTGACTAATAATATCAAAATTAGTAGTTGCAATTGGAGCACTAGAAGATACAGTTGCAGTTTCAAATAATGCTTGAATTGAGGAATAACTAGTTAACACTGTAGTTGTTAATGTAGGTGAAGTGGATAATACATTATTACCCGAACCGGTAGATGTTGTAACACCAGTACCGCCATTAAATACCGGTAGTGTGCCAGTAACACCAGTGGTTAATGATAAGTTAGAACAACTAGATAAATTTCCAGAACTTGGTGTTCCTAATGCTCCACTTGGAGCAACGTAATCAGTACCAGCTAATGCATTAGCTAATGCACCACCTGAGTTTGCTTTAAGTAATGATGTGCCAGATGGCGGAGCAACGTAATCAGTACCGGCTAATGCAGCAGAGATAAGAGATCCATTTCCTTTAATTAGTCCAGTAATATTAGTTAATGAACTAGTATTAATTGGATAACCTGTTGCAATTGCGGTTGGTGTTTCAAGTAACCGCCAATTAGTCGTTGCAGTATTATACACAAATGATACATATGTTCCGCTAATATCAAGAATATACGAAGTGTCACCTTCAATTGTAGTAGTTCCGCCTCGGTTAATAGTTAGATTACTAGTCCCAAATGTACTAGCTACATCAACTACTCCTATAATAGTGCCATCTGTTGGGCTAGTTGGAAATGAAATAGCAAATGCACCGCCTGTTGTGTTACAACGAACTAAATCGTCTGCAACGGCAGTATACCCGTTATTAATTTTAATAGCAGTAGGAGCTAACCCGCCAGTTACTACTAAATTTCCAGGACCTAAAATAGTAGTGCCGTTTACTGTTTTTATATTATTGCCAGCTACTAACACTGCTTGAGCACCTAACGCAGTTAATGCATCAGGTGCAGTTGCAGAACCAGTACCGCCCGAGGCAATGGTAAGTATTCCGCCTCTTAATTTGGTTGAAAGATCGATTGTCATCCGTTATCCCTTAGATTTAAATAGTTGTAAGTATTTATTCGCAATTACTTTACAAATTTTCAGTAATGTGTTAATACTAAATTACCACACTACTTATATTCCATATGTAGATCGATGTGCTGTAAAGTTTTGAGACATCTCAGTTGTAGTTAATACTCGATTGTATAATTTAATATTTCCTATCTTACCATTAAAATATTCATCGCCACCGGGTATATTTGCACCAACTGAAATAAATGCTTCAGACACTGTAGTTAATGGGTTAACTCCTAATGATACAGTTGAATTTAAACTTCCATTTATATACCAATTAACTGTATTTGACGAATACGTGAGGTGAATACAATACCATGTATTGATATTTACTGCAGATGATGGACTAACTAGTAACCAGTTTGCCGGCCAGTTTGATCCAAACGATAACCCGTTAGTACTAGACGAATTTAAACTCCACTGTTCTCCACTATCAGTGCCAAAACATATAATACTTCCATACTGTACCCACGATGCCATATTAATCCATGCTTCGATAGTAAGGTTATTAGTTATATTTGCACTAGACGCCGATGTTGAATTTTGCAAATGCTGACTTGAAAACACAAATGAATTTGTACTAAATGTAGGAAATGTGCCGCTACCTACTGTTAAATTAAGTGCATTTGTACTTAAATCATACCATGTTGTTCCGCTACCTGAATAACTGCTAGTAGACACTGCATCAACATAAAACACCAAACCACTTGAAACTATGTTAGCAGAAGTTGTTACTACCGCTGACGCACTACTTGCAGGACTGTTGGTACCTGCAATATTAGTAGCAACTACCGTAAATGTATAATTTGTGCTGCCTGCTAACCCAGTAACAGTAATTGGTGAATTAGTGCCAGTAGTAGTATGTCCGCCCGATGATGTTACTGTGTACGAAGTAATAAGATCGCCGCCGTTATCTACAGACGTAAATGAAACAACTGCTTGACCAAAACTAGCAACTGCAGATACCCCAGTAGGCGCAGCTGGGGCTAAACCTATCGCATAATATTGCAGTTGAGTAGTTGGCAATTGTACATACGGTGGAATAAATGTACCAGTGTATCTAGCAATGCCTTTGGTAATTCTAAAATCGTCAATGTAGCCTTTAAATTCGTCGCTGTTGTTTGGCGTATAACCTCCAGTACCAATCCACCACATAGGCGCAGTGTAACTACTACTGCTATCAGTAAATGATGAATCTGCAATTCCATTTAAGTATAATGTAACAGTAGAACCATTTTTAACTAACGCTATATGAGTCCATACATTAAAAACGATAGTCGCTGAACTAGTCAATTTTGGCCAAACTCCATTCCAAGCCAATTTATAATGCGTAGTATCGGAAATCCCAGCATGTCCAACATATAATCCAACCCCAGTGCCTGCGTTCCATGTTGTAGAATTATAATTAGAAAATAAACATGGATAAGATTTACCCGTTAATGGATATGACCACAATTCTATAGTAAAATTGCCGCTAGTAATTTGTAATTGAGATGAATCTGGTATTGTTAAATAATCAGTAGTTCCATCAAATGCTATAGAACCAGTACCATGTTTTTTAACGGTTGTGGTTATTTGCGCATTACCGTTAACTGTAATAGTTTTAGGTGTACCACTTAAATCTGTAATTGCTTGCGACCCGTTAGGTTTGCCGTCACCTGTTAATAACAATACAACATTATTATAAAAATAATCAGCGTATGTAATAACATTTGGCACAGGACTTTCATAAGGTTGTGGACTAAATGAAGTAGTATATCGAGCTACACCTTTAGTTATACGAATATCATCCATATACCCTGTAAAATCCATGCCGGTCCGAATATCATGTTTACCAACAACACTAGTGCCATCGCTAGTAAACGTATAGTTTCCGGGCATTGTATCGGTTGTATCCAAAATACCGTTTATAAATTTACGAATAACTAACCCTGATCGTGTTACTGCAATATGATTCCATTGATTTAACGGTACTGCCGATGTTGCTGTACTAGCCCAGTATGCACCTGTACTGGTACTAACTGCAAAACCCATTGCACTTGACGACGCACCAAACGTTATTTGCCAACCACCTGGATAATAAGTCCAATACGGACTTGTATTAGCAGCCGAACTTAAAATTCCAGCATATGCATTTAATGTGGTAGGATAAATCCATAGTTCAATTGTAAAATCATTTGTACCTAATGCAAATGTGGTATAGTCTGATATTGTTAAATAATCATTAGTTCCATCAAACATAATAGCACCAGTGCCAAATTTTTTCTGATATACGCTAATTTGAGTAGCACCATTAACTGTAATTGGAACTTTATTACTACTAGAATCTGTAATAGCAGTACTACCATTAGAACCATTACCGGATATTAGCAGTGCTACTTGCGAAACGTTATAATCAACCGGATCACTAGTTACATTTGAATTTTCATAAGTTGGTGGGGTAAAGTTAGCAGTGTATCTAGCGTAGCCGTTCGTTATGCGTATATCATCCATATATCCATAGAATGGGATATCAATAGAATCTCCCATACCGACTATACACCTATCATTAGTTCCAGTAAAATCAATAGTAGATCCAAGCGTAGTGCTTGCAACTGATACGCCATCTCTAAATAACCTCACTGTATTTCCGCTTCTAGTTACTGCGTAATGGATCCAAGTTGAATTTGTAGGAGGATTTGGATCATATATTAACGCCTGAGATGCCGAATAATTATTTACCCATAATGCAACGTTACCACTGTAAGAAATATGTTTTCCATAATAAATTGCACCAGAAGACCAACTTGAATAATTAGACCACATAACTCTATAAGCATTAGCGGTACCATCAATAAAATAATACCATCCCTCTATAGTAAAATCTCCAGTACCAAAAGTAAAAGCGTTGCTATTTTGTGCAGTTAAATAATCTCCGCTACCATCAAAAAATATACTACCAGTACCATACTTCTTAGTAGTCGTATTAACATTGACAGAACCGGTATTAGTAATAGTCAACCCATTAGGTGATTCATCAACAAAACTCGTGCTGCCATTTGTACCGTTGCCTCGTAATAACAGCGAAGTGCTACTGCGTAATGGGTCAATGACTGTACCAGTAGTGTCTGTGGGTAATTGATAGGTTGGTGGGGTGAAGTTAGCGGTATATCTAGCAATGCCTTTGGTAATGCGGAAATCATCTATGTAGCCAGTAAATGGGTATTCACCTTGCGACCCTAATGCACCAACGATTAATGGGTGTGCTGATTGATAATCTAAGCCGCCAGTTAAACTAAGTATAGTGCCAGCAACACCGTTCACATATGCCGTATAACCAGCAGATGTTTTTACTACCGCAATATGTGTCCATGTATCAACAGGAATAGCAGTAGAGTGTAACGCTCTATCAGCATATGAATTACCGATAATGACAGAACCCATCGAAAGAATATTACTATTACTAATATATATACACCAACCGTAAGCTTGTGCATTAGGTCTTGCACCAGTAATACCTCTATAGGTATTATTAGCACCGGGATATACCCATGCTTCTATGGTAAATTGTGTACTAGAACTACTAAAATCAAAAGAACTAGTATTTGGTGTAGTTACCCAATCTCCATTACCATCAAACGCCATTGAACCTGTACCATACTTCTTAACTGCAGTACTAATTTTAGCATCACTATAAGCTGTAATAGTCTTAGGGCTACTCGATAAATCAGTAAAAGTTGTACTACCATTAGTACCACTACCGTTTAATAATAATGATACATCGGCATAATTCGCATCATAACCTGTTGAGATGTATTGCGTTGCTAACGACTGGCTAGGCGGAGTAAAGTTTCGGGTGTATCTGGCGTAGCCTTTTGTTATACGGAAATCATCAATATAACCGTTGAAATAGTCAACTAACCCAACAGCATTAGATACGCCTATAGTCATAGGCAGTGATGTTGTGTAATTGCCTGTATCTGCAGCGGACTTATCAAAAACTCCATTAACATACAAAGATAAAGTTCCTAAATCTCTTACTAAAGCACAATGATACCAATTGCCGCTGGTAAATACAGTATTACTATAATAAATTATGCTTGAGTATGATATTCCAATTTGTAGCTGATTAGAATATAATACAATAGAAATACCATAGTAACCTTTTAACAATATAGTACGAGTGCCTGACCCTAAAGGCATCATCCACCATTCTACTGTAAAGTTATCAGTAGTATTAAAACTTAAATTAGATGAATTTTCTATTTGTACATAATCCCCAGAACCATCAAAAAACATACTACCAGTACCATAGCGCATAACATCAGTGATTAACTGTACGTTGCCATAAGGCGTTACCGTCAGGTTGTTTTGAGTACGGTCTTGGATTTTAAATGCTGGTAGTGCTGCGGTTGGTACAGTAATGGTTCTAGCGATGCCTTTGGTGATACGGAGGTCTGCTATTTGACCTTGAAAATAAGCTGGAGTTGTTAACACACCAACAGCAGCACCAGCTTGAGTAAATGATACACCGTTATGAATCGTAGATGAAGTCGCTACTACTGAACCATTTAGATATACGTTAGTTGTACCCGATTGTCGTGTTACTGCAACCGGATACCAAAATCCAGTGGTTGGAGTCCAGGTATAGCCTAAAGCGTATGAAGCAGAACCATGTCTACTTGCGGTTAATTTACCACCACTATATCCAAACCAAAATGGACCATTTTCAGCATTAATATTATTACTAGTTTGAAAGAATGCGCAGTCTTGTACAGTTGTGAATCTAATCCAACACTCAACTGTAAAATCACCAGTACCAAAAT